TTCGTATTGCGACTGAAAATGCGAATCGAAACGATACCGGAACAGCTTGAAATGTCGTTGCCGGTTGAAACGCGGGCACAAAACAAGGCCGACTTACAGGATGCGATTGAGCTTTTGCTGAAGGAATTGGCGGCGTGTCAACTGCTGTAGAACTATTTCAGGATGCGATTCGGTTATTTGAACCACGGCCTCGCGTTCGGTCGTTGGAGTGGTTTCGCGAAAACATATTTGCCGCGAACAAGTCCCCCTATTCGCATTCGGCCTATCCGCATATCGGGGCACCGGGTGGACCGTGTGACGCATTGGATGATCCGCGAGTGAAAACGATTTGGCTGCAATGGGCGAGTCGATTAGGCAAAACATTTTTCGGCCAGTGTGCCTTGATGTATTTTGCGGCCACGAATCCTTCGCCGATGATGTTGGCGAGCGAATCGGAAAATCTGGCGGTGCAAGTCACAAGTCGAACCTATCAAATGCTGGAAGAGTGTTCGCCGTTAAAGGATCAATTGCGACCGGCTTACAAGCGGAAACAGAATCAAATCGACTTTGATAACTGCAAGGTGTACGTTGCATGGGCGAGGTCTGTTGGCACGTTGGCCGATAAGGCCGTGCGGTTCGGTCACGCGAACGAAATTGATAAATGGGAACACCAGTCAACGTCGAAAGAAGCGGACCCGCTGAAGTTATTCGATGATCGGTTCAAGGAATTTCCGTCACACAAGAGAATCAAGGAATCGACGCCGACGGTCAAGGGAAAAAGTCGTGTTGAACGTGGTCGCATTGGCTCAACGAACTGCCGGTTTTATGTTCCGTGTCCGAATTGCGGTCACTACCAAACGCTCCGTATGGACCGCATGAAGTGGGACCATGATGAGGGTGGGCGTAGTAGTCGAGATTTGTCGAGACGAACGGCGGCTTACCATTGCGAATCGTGTGATAAATCCATCGTGGATGAACGTCGCGGGATCATGTTGCGTCGTGGTGTATGGTGTCCGGAAGGTGCGACGGTCAACAGCGAGCGAGCCGCGGAGCTATTCGACGACAATTCGCGAGTGACGTCCGGCTATAAATGGACCGGCTGGCGTAATGCGAAGTGGATTGAGGGCACGCCGTCGCATGACGACGCGGACGCGGGCTATCAGTTGTCCAGTCTCTACGCTCTCACGCTCGGATGGGGTGACGTGGCGGCTGAGTTTGTCGAGGTGAAGGACCGTCCGCAGTTACTGCGAAATTTTATCAACCAATGGATGGGCGAGACGTGGGAATTGGCAAACCGCAAGCAAACGTGGGAGAAGTTGGGCGAGCGAATCATTGCCGCGAACCAAGAGCGATACACGTTGCCGGAATGGGCCTCGCTCGTTACGGTCGGTTGTGACCGACAGATAGATAAGTTTGTGTACGTGGTCGATGCGTGGGGACCGGATCGACGATCAACGACAATTGATTACGGCGAAGCGGAGAACCTCGGCGACATTCGCGAGCGGGTTATCAGTAAGTTTTATCCGCATGTCAACGGCTTTACGCTTATCGACAGCGGATACAAGCCGCTGGGCGTTCACGAATTTTGCATCGAGTGTTTGCAGTCTGGCTTGCAAGTGTGGCCGTGTAAAGGATCGGCAACGGCCTTGAATGCGGAATATCAGATGTCAACGCTCGGCAAGAATACCGCCATGCCAGGGATGAAACTTTTTCATATCGACACGATTCGGACCCAAACATGGCTCGACAATCAAATTCACTCGCTCACTAAGGACGATCCGACCGGCACGTCAGTCTTTAATGGTCCATTAGCGGCCCATCAGGACTTCTTAGAACAGCTTTTGAACGACGCGGCGATACTCGACTTGGACAAGCACAACAACGACCGCGAAGCGTGGGAGCGTATTTCGACGGATATTCCGAACGACTTTCGCGATTGCAAGCGATATGCTTATGTCGCGATGTTGATTGCTACACGCGGAGCGGCGATTAGACCACCGGCGAAAGTCGAACAGAAGCAAGCTGCAAAAAAACAAAGCAATCCACACGCCACACGACCGGATGGTAGACCGTGGATTTAATGGACTTTAGAAAGGGAGAGTGATAATACTGCATAGTTATAATACAAACCGCAAGATGAAGCCTCACTGGAAATCATTGGTTGCTACATTTGCACAACTCACGCAGCAGCGACAAAAACTAGCATCATAAAGAGCAAACGAATGTCAAAGCATCGTCCTGAATTCCGCAAGATCGAACCGCAGCCGCCGGTCAAGCCGCCTGAACCGGCTCAGCCTGACGATTCGCAATTGCCCGACGCGCCGATTCATCGGCAATGTCCGTTGTGCTTCACGGGTGAAATGCACGGCACGGGCGTCGCCTATTCGACGCAGGGCAACAAACGATACATGAAGTGCAAAGAGTGCGGGCATACGTGGGTGGTGACGTTTCGGACGCATATCGTAAAAATTGAGCATCGAACTATTGAACTGAACGAAAGGAAACTGACATGAGCGGCAACGGCAGACTCGTGCGGCCTGACGCGATTAACATTCAGGTCCAATCTCATCCCGGCCCATTGGCTCAACCCGCGTCGTTTGTGATTCAGCAACCGGGCGGCGTCAATCTGCAAATCGTCGGTGGGCTAACGAAGCTGGAACACGCGGCGATTCAAATTGCAGCGGGTCGAAATTGTTCGGCCGATGAAGCCGTCGAAATGGCGGCGGAAGTTTTGCGAGTGTGTTCGCCGCCACTACACGATGAATTCGACAGCAGCATTTAAGACGATGGCAATTTTACCAGTGTTGATAATCTGGCAAGTTTAATAATGCATTCGAATCGGTTGTGCCTCAAATTGAAGGCATGGCCAGAAGCTATCAGCAACAGCTTGACGATTGCGACGCGGCGATTGCCGCTATCGAAACCGGTGCGCAGGCCTATACGGCTCGCGGTCGCTCGGCACAACGTGGCCAATTAGCTGACCTGCAACGTGAACGGGCGCGATTAGGTCGTATTGTTGAAAATGCGGCCGCTGGCGGAATGTTTACCTCTGTCGTCACGAGGCGAGCATGATTCGCTCCGCCTCATCTCCGGGCATCGTCAATCGCGTCAAAGGATTCTTTGCGGGTGCGACCCGTGCGACCATTGACCAAATCAATGCGATTGTCAACGGTTCCGGCGGTTATGATTCCGGCAAAACGGACCGCCTAAATCGCGGCAACATGCCGGGCCGTGTCATCGAGAATTCGGTGCCGTCGGCTCAAGTGCAAAACCTTCGTTGGCGGGCGTGGGACTTGCATCGCAATAACCCACATGCTCGCAAGATCGTCCGCTCGCTTCTTGCCAAGGTCATCGGGCCGGGCCTTCATCCTCTTTCACAAGCGGTCAAAGCGGATGGAACTCCCCACAACGAATTTCGTGAGCGAGTAAAGAAGCTATGGGCCTCGGTCTGTCCGAAGATTGACTATCGCGGCCGTTTGGGACAGGGTGGGGCCGATATGGTCGATTTACAGCGGCAAGCCCTGCGGTCGCTAATTCTCAGCGGTGATTGTCTCTGGCGTTATCGTGACGTGCCGACGGTCGAAAGCCGTCGCAAGCAACTTGTCGTTCCGAAGTCGCTGCAATTGATTCACCCAGAGCGATTGGCCGAATATCTGACGCTCACACGCAGCGAAGCCGATCCCAACAACCGCATTTTTCGCGGCATCGAAATCGACCCGGAAGGAATTCGGAAAGCCTATTGGATTTTGAAAACCAATCCAGTTGACCCATATTTTTCCTACTTGTCGGCTCAGGCGGATCGCATCGACATTGATGACATTTGGCATCTTTACGACTCCGAAGATATTGATCAACTACGCGGAGTTAGTTGGTTCGCGCCGGTTCTCGCTCAAATGCGCGACACCAACGACTACCAATACAACGAACTGAAGGCGTCGGCTATTGCCGCGTGTGTGTCACTGTTGGTTCGTCGCACGACCGGTATGCCTGCGGGTGTCGTGGGACTCAATCAGCCGGACGGATGGCCGCTCACGGACAGCGAAGGCAACAACATCACGTCGATGCAGCCGGGACTGATTGCCAATTTGGGCAGCGATGGCGAAGTGACTGGATTCAACCCTGCCCGCCCGTCAACGTCGGCGGAAGGCTGGATCAACCACATGCTTCGCTCTACGGCGGCGGGAATGCCCGGTACGAAGTCATCTACCGTTCACGGCGACTATCGTAACGCCAGTTTTTCGAGCGAGCGAGCCGCGGATAACGACGTATGGCCGGAAATTGAGGCCATTCAGGACTGGTTTTCGCGTGGATTCTGCCAGCCGACTTATGAGCAAATCCTCGATTCGGCGATTGCGAACGGTTATTTCGCTGGCGTGATGACCGCCAGCGAATACAACTCTCGGCGATCCGACCTCATTCAAGCGACGTGGGAAGGTCCGATTGCACGTTCGATCAACCCGAAAGACGACGCCGACGCCGCATATGCCCGCGTCAAGAGCGGTCAAAGCTCTCCGCAGCAAGAAACTGCCAAGGTCGGCGGCGATTGGCGGACAAACATTCGCGACATCGCGGAATTTATCGCAGAGTGCCAAGCCAACGGCATCCCCGAAGAGTTGATTGACTCGTATCTGGGCATCCAAGCGATGCAAAAAATCGCCAGTGACCAAACGCCGGAAAAAGACGACGCGACGGACGGACAAACAACGGACGCGGGCGATGCGAACGACAAAACCGAACCACAAAGCAAATATGCGAAACCACAAACAGCGACGACAGCTTAAACGCGACGGCAAGCGGAGCGAGGCGGGAATTGCTCTCGACTTTCGCACGTTCGTCGTTCGTGCCGATTCGATCAACGAGAAAGATCGTTCGATTGAGGCGGTGATTGCCAGCGAAACGCCTGTTGACGAAATGGATTTCGACCGGTGGGAAATTATTCCGACCGTGCTGCGGATGGACGGTTGGCAAAAACCGGCGAATGGACAGATTCCTTTTTTGAACGCTCACGACCGATCCAGCATTGCGAATCAACTTGGTTCGGCTAATGGCCTGCGAACGGAAGGCAACGACCTCATCGGTCGGTTGCGATTCAGCGAGACGGCCTCGGCGGAATTTACGAAGGTTCGCGAGGGGCATGTAACGGATGTTTCGGTGGGTTATCGACCGCTGGAAAAGCGATTTGTGCCCGACGGAAAAACTCAAACGATCAATGGCCGCGATTATCTCGGCCCGGTGAATGTTGTCACAAAGTGGGTTGCACGGGAGGTGTCTCTCGTCCCAATTGGTGCCGACGAAGTTGCGAAGATGCGAGGGCTTGACCTCAATAAGCCGCCGCGAAACCCCATCAAGGAGTTTAGTATGAATCCCGAATTGCGTGCCTTACTGGTATCGCGCGGCATGTCGGACAAATTGACCGACGATGAGGCGCAAAAGTGGCAAGTCGATCAGCTTCGCAAAGAAGCGACCGACAATGATCGTGCTGCGGCGGAAGCCAAAGCGACGAAAGAAAAAGCCGACAAGGAGCGAGCAGAGAAGCCCGAAACGCCGGACCTGGAGGCGATTGTTTCACGACAATTGGCCGACCGCGAAGCCAAGCGAGCGGAATACGTTCGCGAAGTCGAATCGCTGTGCGATTTGGGCGACGTGCCCGCCGGTGACCGTGAACCGATCCGTCAAGCGACCGACCTAAAGGCCGTTCGCGAATTGATTCAGAAAAACAAGGTCGAACGGGCAGCGAAGCCGACCAATTATGGTGCGGTCATCGTGGCCGGGGATTCGCAACGCGACAAACATACGCGACACCTGAAGACGGCCTTGACGATGCGAGCCGTCGGCAACGTGACTCGCAATGAGAAGCTCATCGACACCGTGTTTCCGGTTGCCGAACGCGACGCGGACGCCAAACAATTGCAACACGCCAGCCTTTTCGACATTGCCCGTGAATGCGTCGAAATGGACGGTATTCGGACGCAAGGATTGAGTCGCGAACAAGTCGCAATTTGTGCGATGGGTTTCCCGGAACAATGCGGACAGCGTGCCCCGTGGGCCGCTTACGCGACGACGGGCAGCTTCTCGAATCTCACGCAAGACGCGATCAATAAGTCGATGCAAGTCGGATACACGGAAGTCCCGATGACCTGGGAAGGTCCGATGCGTCGCGGTGCAAGCGTGCAGGACTTCAAAACGATCCATCGTTACCGGATGGGTGCGATTCCGAACCTGCCCGTGTGGCCGGATAACACCGACCCGAAACAAGCGATGTTCGCCGACGCGCAGGAAACTTACGCCGTCGAGGCGTACAGTTTGCAGGCCAGTTTCTCGTATCGTCTGCTTATCAACGACGACATGGCGGCTCTCAGCCGGACCCCGGCTCAACTCGGTGCCGCCGCGGCCCGCACGGTCAACGCCGTGGCGTGGGCACAAGTCACGGCTAACGGAACGATGGGCGATTCGGTCGCCTTGTTCTCGGCGGCAACCGGTGCCCGCAAGCGGTCGAATCTCACGACCGGATCGGCAACGCCGTCCGTATCGACGATCCAGACGATGACCAACAAGATGCTTCAAATGCGTGGTGAGAACACGCCGGAAGGCAACGAATCGGCCGACATCTTGAACTTGCGACCGGCGTACATCGTCGGGCCGGGTGCCCTGATGACGACGATCAATCAGCTTGTTCAGTCGGCTTACGATCCGGCCGCAAGTCAGTTCATGACGTTCAACCCGTGGACCGGCTTGATTCCCGTCATTGAGCCGTTGCTCGACGTGGCCAGTACGACCGCGTGGTATCTGTTCTGTTCTCCGTCGCAACTCGACACGGTGGAAGTGACCTTCCTGCAAGGGCAGGAACAACCCGTCATTCGCGACTGGGTTGACCCGCAAAACTTGGCTCGCAATTGGACCGTCGTTCAGACGTTCGCGGCCAAGGCGTTGAACCATCGCGGTATTCAGCGACACGACGGGGCTTAATTTCGATTCGCTTTACTTTTTTCCCACAACGTACTTTTTTCAGTAGAGGTTTCCAATGGTCATCCGGGAATTGGTCAAGCGGGTCGATTATTTCGACAAGCCCCTGACCTACACCACCACTTCGCAAGGCGATTTCGGTTGGACGATTGCCGATACTTCGGCGGCTGGTACGCCGACGTATCTCAACCAAAGCGGACGCGGTGCGGTTCTCACTTGTGATGCACAAGTCGAAGCGCAAAACGTCTGTCTTTATCAAGCCGACGTTCTCCCCTATCCGACAACGATGCTGCAATACGTGGCATTCGATGTTTCGGTGAGCGGCCTTACGTCGGTCGCAACCGTGTCCTTCGGGTTGGGAACGGCCCGCAACGACACGATTTTGAGCGTTACGAGTGCCGCGATGTTCCGCATTCTCGGCTCGGCCAGCACGTCGAACGTGTTGTGCGATTGCCGCGACGGCACGAACACCAACAACAGCGTTTCGTCGGCAACCACGTTGTCATCGACCGTCAAGCGGTTTGAAATCGACTTCGCCAAGGGTTTGGCGGACATTCGATTTTACATTGACGGGGCGCGGGTCGCTGCTGCGACCACGTTCACGATGGCCGCGTTGACCAGTACGTCGAATCTGCAATTGATTACGCAATTGCAGAAAACGAGCAATGCGGCAACGCCATCCGTGACGATCAAGCGGGTCGAAGTCCAGTATCGTACCGCCGACGGGGCTTAATCGTTTGTGCTGATTTCAATTCCCGACGCGGTATCAAAATGGTGCCGCGTCGGGGTTTAACTTTTCGAGGATGAAGCATGAATGGTGCAACGCAATACACGGGCAGTCCGAACGTCGTCAATCAAATTTTATTGGCGAGCGGGACCGTCACGGCCAGCGGAACGGGTGCGGCCGTCGCGTCGCTGGGCGAATGGTCCAGCATTATTTGGCAGCTTGACGTAACGGCTGCGGCCGCGGCCGTGGGCGATACGCTCGACGTGTATATCCAGACAACCATCGACGGTACGAACTGGCTGGACTTCGTGCATTTCACGCAGGTTCTGGGCAACGGTGGAGCGAAGCGATATATCACGAAAACAATCGCCAGCAACACACAAACCGAATACAGCACCGCAACGGCTCTGGGGGCAGCGGCCGTGCGGCATTTATTCGGCGACCAATACCGGGTGAATTACACCGTGGTTGACGGCGGGGCACATGGTCAATCGTTTACGTTCTCCGTTACCGCAAATTTGAAATGACATTGGCCTCACAAATCGACGCCGATATGGCAACCGTGTTTTGCAACACGAATGACTTTGCCACGTCGTTTACCTACTCGCCGAAAAGCGGACCGTCGCGAACGATCAAGGGGATCATCGAGGAGCTAGGCCGATTGCAAGATTCGGCGAGCGGAATTTTTCAGCGGGAAGAAATTGAAATCATGGTGAGTCGCACGTCGTCCGATGCGTGCGGCGGAATTGACGATCCCCGGATTGGCGATTCCATCACGTTGGCCGATGGGCGAGTCTTTTCGTACAGCGGCGACAATTCGGACATTGAACGCAATTCGTGGTGGTTGCGGTTTTATCGTGATATTCAGGTTCAAGCCGGGCGAACCAATACGCAGGCGAGATAATGCCGACGATCCGACCGAACACCGCACTAACAACCTCGCTGAGTACGCTGGCACGAATGCTGGCGGCCTCATCGGCGTTTCAATTGCGGACGCGAGAGACGACGGCGGACGGTGCATCGCGGCATATTTACTGGCCGCACTTGCGAGAGGCCAACATGGAAGACATGCGACCGTATGCGGTGATTATGCAACCGCAACAGTTTGCGATACGGAGATATTGCGGCGGGAATCCCAACTTTTATCAACCCGATGGAACGCTCCATGTCGGTCTATCTGACAACGGAAAATACGACGATCCGGAGGACGATTATTTAGACTTCGCGAACTGGGTTGGAACGGTTGCGGATGACGTGGCTTGTAAAGGCGGTTTCGACGATTTGCTGAACATTGTTTCGATTGAATTCCAAGCGTTACCAGCGTGTTCGGACATGACAAAAACGCCGGCACAATTGCGGTACTGGGAATGTTGTTTGGCGGTCGTGTGGGACACAACGACGGGGAGCGGTTAACCATGTTAGCAATTGCCCTCGGTTTATCGGTGCCGGAGATTTTACAGACTCAATTGAGCAAGCGGGCCTTGAATCGAGCGTTGAAAAAGGCAACCCAAGCGGCGGGCGAAATTCATCATCAGAAAATTATACCCGACCACTTTGAACCGAATGCAAAATACACCCACGACTATACACCGCGAACTAAAGGCTACTCGATTGCTAAGGCAAATTCGGGGCACGGCACGGCGGATTTAGTATGGAGCGGTGCAAGTCGCGATGCGTTTTTATCCTTCGCAACCGTGGCCGCCTATCCGACCCGATACACGGTGACGATGCAGGGACCGAACTACTTTACGATGCAACCGAACCCGCAAGGGAAACGACCGTCGGCGGTAAATAAATTCAATGATTTGCAAACGGTCAATGCGGCGGAATTGAAGCTACTGGAATCGACCTACAAGGCCGCATTGGAAGAGGCACTGCAATACGAACTGGATGGCAATGCTCGCAGCGCGGCGGAAAAGTCGGCTCTAAGAGCGACGAAAAGGACGAACCGAATCACACAACAAATTGCCAAACGGGCGAATCGAATCAACGAACGAAACAACGAGCGGGCGTTTAAGCAATCGCTGAAGCAAGATAAGCACCGTGCTCAATCCAGTCGGCGATGGGCGAAAGCTAACGCCACAAGAGCAAAAATTCAACAGCGTATCAATCGTAATTTGGGAAAATAATCATGGGCGTTGCAACCAATTACGTTCTGCACGGCATTCAAACGCCGTCGGCTTTCGTCAGCCAGATTAGCAATGGGCGAGTATCGTCCGGCGTTCAACAATTGGTGAGCTACGCGGCCGGTTGGCATCAACCATTGTTCGCTGGCAATCTCGCTCAAAAGCCGGAAATCACTTTCGATTCGATGGACATTGCGACGATCTTGGGATCGTCGGTAACGGTACAGGACTTGTCGGCGGGCAACACCGATTTGTATTTTCGCAAAGCGACTTCGCAAGGTTCGCGAACGGCCGATGCAACCGGCGTACATTATCGGTTGCGGGCGGCGATGGGGCTGTATGTCCCCGGTTCGATCCGGGCCGGTTCGCAATCCGCCGCAAGTCTATCGGGACGGATATTGTGCATCTATGACGGTACGAATGCTCCGCTCGTGCCCGCCGGGTCTGTCGCCTTGGCCGGAACGCAAGTATGTACCAATCACTTTACGAGTGGTCCGGTCTGGCTGAACGGTGCCCAGATTACCGGCGTACAGGACTTGTCGATTGACTTTGGAATTAACGTCCGTCAGTTATCCGGCGACGGTGACATTTACGACACGTTCGCGTGTGTGGGGACACAATCGCCGGTCGTGACGATGCGAATTCTTGGCACGCCGTCGGGTGGTTGGCAGTTTGGCCTGAACGGCACGGCGTTGACCTCGGCGAGTTTCTATTTGCGGGCAATCAACCAGACGGGCCGTGTTGCGAATGCGACCACGTCACACGTAAAGTTCGCCGCCACGGCCGGGTATATTACGTGCGAAGAGTCTGGCGGCGGCGACAACGGAGAAGCGGTCACGACGATCAAGTGTCAATTGACCGCTGCCGACACGTCCACGGCGATTATGACCGTAAGCACGGCAATCGCAATCACGAGCTAACCATGATTGAATCCCAAAAACACGACGAAGCGACAGCGAAGATTCGCCAAGCGGCGGAACGCGATGGCGTCACCCCGGCAGAGATTGCCCGGTTGAACGCCGCAACCGTTCCGGCCGAAAAACCAACGAAAGCGAAAGATGAGATTGCGAAGTAAGTGGCTCAACCGATTTACTTTTTGCCCGACATTGGCAAGGCTCAACTTTTCCCGCACCAGAAGCCCGCACGCTCAATCCTAGCGGCTCGCGGCCTCGGTGACGTATTTGCCGACGTGCCCGACGGCGACTTCACACAGTGCGATTT